TCATGGAATCTGCAAGATCTGCTCCAGAAGTAATGATTTGAGCAGAATCTCCAATATTAAAATAATGATCAGTTTCTAGTGAAACATTGTAAGTAAAATTAGATATATCAACTAATTCAAAACTTTTAATTTTATAAATCGGTGCTACATTATAAATCCAATTAGAATATTTGAAATTATTTTCTCTACAACCTAAAGTATCAATTTTTGCAGTTGAGTTTTTAGTCTGTCCTGCAGTATTATTAGGATAAGAACAATCTTCTAGTATAGATGTAATTCTAACCTTAATTTCTGAACCATCTACTCCAGAAGTTCCATATGCATAAGTATTAATTCCGACAACAGTTCCATCTAATATTGTTCCATCAACATTAGTAAGACCATAGAACTGGGTTATGGATTTAGATGTATAAGAAACAATACCAACATTCTCATCATCATAAGTTACATATAATTCGCCACTATTTGGAAAACTAATAGTTGAATCTACATCAACTACTGTAGTTCCTACAGATACTTTCCCTATTATTTGTGTTTTTGGATTTACAGAAAATGTTCCATATATGGAACCATCTACTCTAACATCTCTATTGTAACCACTATCTATACTGAGTTTATAGAAAGTCTGACCAGCACCAGCACTAATTTGTTCGACTGAAGTGATTGGAGCATATGCTTTTTCAATTGTATCAGAATATGCATCTTGGTACAGGGTTGCCTCTGTAAGGTCTCTAGGATCGCCTGTAACGGGTTCTACAACTATGTCCTTCGTAATTCTATACTCTGCATTAGATGGTGTAAATAATCTATCTTTTGGTTTAATTACATTAACATCTTCATTGTAAAGTGCTTTGAATAAAATCTCAAAAGATCTATCTGTACCTTTACTTAAGTAAAAATCTTTTGCCTGTTTAATAAAAATATTCTGGTCTAAATCTACGTTTAATGCTCTTCCTTCAAATCCTGGTAGTAATTGATATTTGCTCTTTAATAAAAATTGCTTAAGAAATAAACAACTTAAATTGACAATATTAGAACCTTTAGTATGAGTTGCTGCATCAGATGTCTGAAAAACTAAAGAATCTGGATTTGAGTCACTTTTATAATCAGTTGTACCAGCAAATCCTCTAACACATCCAACAAATGAATTATCGGTTTTTGAAGTATAAGTTATTATTTCATCATTAATCTTTAATAATCCGTAAGTATCAGGGAATCCATCAGTCCCTCTTTCAGATTTTATTAAATCTACACTAATTGTTGTGGTATCTACACCAATATCTGCACTTAGAACAACAGATTCATTAAGATTTGTGGTTTGATCAACCTTTACATACTCATCAATATTCTGAATCAGGTCAATCGGACCTGATTGGAACTCTTGAGCAATATAATATTGCTTTAGGAAGTCAGATATTAACGGAAAATCTGCCCTAACATATGCAGGAAGCTGATTTTGGACAATATTACTAAATTGTACTCTTTTTTCTGACATGTTATAGTTTTAGTATGATGATCCTGATGAAGATGTTGAAGATGATGTAGTGGTTCCACCAGTTGCACCACTCGTGCCGCTAGTCATACCTCCTGATGCACCGCCACCGTAACTACTTGTTCCTGTTGTGCCAGTAGTGCCAGTAACTGTAGCAGTCGTACCACCATGACGAACCAAACTACCGTTGGCAAAACTCGAAGATACTGTATAATTAGATGCTGATGGATTCAAACCTGATGAAATTTGATCAACAATAGGTTCAAAGGTACTATTACTTATATCTAGTTGCAAATAAAGATCCTGTAATCCAATCACATCATTAGATTTTGGAGATGTAGAGATTTCTATGATACTTTGACCGTCTTTTTGCTTACCAGCTTGAACAACTATAGGGTTAATAGTAATAATTCCTTTCTGATAATCAATAATACCGACATTTCTTCTTACAATTGTAGGTGATGTAGAGTTAGAAGAAGGTAAAGTGAACAAAAATAGCGATCCAGTTACCCTATTAGTGTTAGGAATGTCCGAAATATAGACATTATCCTGTATTCCTGTTACTTTAAATGCAGATGACTTAATATTATACCCACTCATACTCTTAATATAGAACTCATTACCGAATCCAATGGAGTATTCGGCAAAAGCATTGAGTACCACCCTCAAATCCCTACGCATTTCAATGGTTGTTATGTTAGAAGTAATAGAATCATGACTATTATCAATCATGTTTAAGAACTTACTGTACTTAAACCTTGCACCATACTTATTTAATTCGGTAGAATCAGCGTATTTGGTGGAATTTTGCTGAACAACGCTTGAAACAACTCCTCCCGAAGGTGCTAAATTGGAATTATAATAAACCTTAGAGGTGCATTCTATATAAAGGTATTTTAAATCGAGGATTTCTGGTACAATTCCTGCTACTGCATACTTTTTTAACTTATTTTTGATGTTATCCTTAGTCAAGTTAGGTAAAAAGTCACCAGATCTTGGTTTTATACTGATAAAAACCTTTCCATACTGAGGTGGAACTAATTCTTCGCCACCAAAAACTGATATTGACTCGGTTTCGGGGTAAATTCTTGCTGGAATTAGTGTCTCATAGTCATTTGCGGTCAATGCACGGTTCTGAGAAGCATAAATTCGAGGTGCAAACTTCTTAACAGACTCAACTGACTCAATACTTTCACCTCCAGTTGCCTTTATGTTGGATGTTACAAGAGAAATGCCCGATGTAATAGGTGTTTCAGTCCTATTTTGACCTGCACCTGCTACTTGATGAACAATTCGACCAGAAAAGTCAAAAGCATTGACTCCGTTTGCCTCACTTCCGCTAGAAATGATATAATCAACAGTTATAAAGTTGCCATCTTCTAATTTTTGACCAAAAATACCATCTCCAAAGAAAATTTGGTATTGTTCGTCTTCAATTTCTTGTAAATAGAAGACTTTTGAGTTATTTTTTACATCAAGAAGACTATCTTGAAGAGAATAATTATATTTTTGCGTTACATTGACAGAATTTGCGTTTGGTTCGACTGTTACGTTCAATAATCCAGTGTCAACACCCGTATTTGGAATAATAAATCTCTGATTTGGGTTTCTTGAACTAAAAATAAAGTTAGATGTTAAAACTGTGCCTTCATGAACAGTAATATTATTAAATGTTGCAATATTATCAACAACTGGAACCGTAATATCGTCTAAAATCGAAAAAACATAAGATGAACCACCAAAAGATCCTTGAGATGCCGCAACTGGACCTTTTTTTAGTATAATAGTCGATGGTGTTGGAGTTACACTTGATGTATCAACGAAAAAACTTATAGTTGCTTGTGCTGCCTTCCTAGAACGAGGTAAATATCCAATATTTCTTGCTAAACTAACTACATTCTCTCTTAATGTCGCACTATCAATAAAAACTTCATTCGTTACCATATTGGCATTGTATGAAGTGATGTAAGTATTATATGCCAGAACGTCAACTATGCTTGAGAGGTTGCTTCCCTCAAAATCATAGTCAGTGAAGTTAGAATTCGACTGAAGATATTCTTTAAGTGTTGTTTTAACCTGATCAAAATCAAGGTTAGAGAAATTAACTAATGGCATCTTACCTAGTTGGTATTAAAACAAATTGTAACTCTTGAGGAGGAACTTCTGTTCCTATAATAATGTATTTAATCACCACATCAAACCCATTTTCTTCAAAGTTTGGGTAGACACTAACATCAGTTAATTCAACTCTTGGTTCAAAGTTTTGAATTGACTGAAATATCTCATCTTTTATAGTAGAGGCAGTGATATCATCAATATTCTCAAAAAGAGAAGCAGAGACATTAGAACCAAAGTTCTCATTAAAGAACTTCTCACCAGGTAAGGTAAAAACGATGTTCCTTAATGCTCGTGCTATAGCATTTTCATTCTTAAGTCCTATAAGGTCACCATTAAGTGGATTAGCCTGAAAACTCATGCTAATGTCCCTAAATCCTTGACTTACCCTCTGTAAAGGCATTTACTTATTATAAACCTTACTTTATTTATTAGTATTAATTAATATTTATATATCGCATGGTGCGTATACATCATTATCATAATCTAGACCATCATTTTCATAAAGGTCATTATTCACATTACGATCAGTCTTTTTAGGAGTAATCTTATCATTAGCGATTTCTCGCAACATCTTCTTTTCTTCCATAATAGTAGAACCAATAAAAAAAGGACTCCGAAGAGTCCTTTATATTTATTCATCCCAATTCTGGTTCAATATCAAGTTTTATTATATCTCCATCACCTTCTTCAGCGTTTTTTCTTTCCTTTGATGTTTTCCAGAAATAATTTTCATCGTTTCCTAGTCCATCACGATCATGACCATTCTCCACTTGATAGAAGACCGTAGAAACCTTGAAGTCAGGCATCTTAGGTGGTTCGGGTGTTAAACTATTATCATAGATACGCATTCTATTATTTGGATAGAGTGCAAATTGACCATTATCTAATTCAATTAGATTGTGTGACTTATGTTCAGCAGGATTTTCACTTGTAGAGTAATCAATAGCATCAACATCTTGATGATAGTTATCTAATGTACAAATATATGTACCTGTTTGATTACCATAGTCTCTTGTATACAGTTCAAAGTGCATTGAACCTACAAACTGCTTCTGTACTGCTGTAACACCATAATCCATACAATTCCAAAACTGGAGATT